AGAGATAACTGGTAGAGAAGCTAATGCTAATCTTTCGTTACTTCCACCTCTAGCTGGGTCAAATAGAACTTCAAAATCCTCAAGTAAAGCGTCATAAGTAAGTTCTGAAGCAGCATATGAAGCAAAGTAACCTTTACCTGAATTGTATGCTAACTTAGCTGAACTTCTATCAACTACTGTACTGTTTTTAATGATGTGTCCTACTAGTCCTTCAGTGTATTGTATTCCACCAACTCTAGCTTTTTGTCCGAAAAGCATAGCTCTTTCAATATCGATTTTGTGCTCTCTCATTTTCTGAGCTAACACTCTTTCGAATTCATTTGCTTGACCTCTCATATTAGTTGCCATTGCTGTATTTGTAATCTCAGCTGCTGTTTTGAAAATCTGGGTATACCCATAATTATCATCAAAACTATCTGAGAAAGTATCAGGCGAACCTGTACCTTCAGCGTATGCCGAACCAATGATTTGACATCTGTCTTCTGCTGCGATAGCATCAGAGCCAGTTGCTGCTGAAACACTTACAATCTTAGCTTGAAAAGATGTACTAGCTCCATTATCGGCTGGTGCGTCTTCTACTCTTACGATTGCGTTTCCGTATGCGTCTGCTGTTTTAATTGCAAGAACCATACCTTTGATTAAAAAATCAACTGAAGCTGCTGAACTGTCTAGCGTTTCTACTTCCAAAGTAACTTGTTGACCTGCGGTCAATGAAGTTAATTGTGTAAAACCAGATTTAACCTGGAACTCTCTACTGGTGTAGTCAATTTTTGTTCTATCTTCAAGATAACGAAACAAACTATCATCAGTAGGAAGTTTAGCTGTTTGACTAAGATAGACGAAAAACGGTGATTCTTCTGGTGCTAATTCTGCGATTCTATCACCGAAGTTATACTTACGTCTTTGGTCTGGTCTCTGTCCGTAGTCAGCAGCAGTTACAGCTGTATTAAAAGAAGCAGATTCTACTCCTAGTTGTCCTTTTGTAATTGCCATTTTAAATTCCTCCTAAAGAATTTTACTTTTTAATATTCTTTCCAATACTTCCAGAATTACCTGCTGCAATTATTTTAGCGAAATAGTCTTCTTGTGCATCTGGCTTACGAGGTTCTCCACCTTGTATAAGACCAGCAGATTTAGGTTTACCTAAACTCTTCTTTACATTTTCAACATTTTCTCTAGCTTTCATATTAGCTGGATTGTTTCCTTTCCATACTTGGAATAGCGTATCTAACGGAAGATTCTCTTTGGGTTGTGTAACAAAATCAACGAACTCACGTGCTTCGCTATTATTTAATTTATAATCGCCTTGCACTTGATAAGTTAAAGTGTCAACTTGACGTTGCCTATCTAACCTACCCATATATGATTTCATTTTGTCATCAACTGCACTATCAATCTCTTTCTGTCTTACTTTGTAAGAATCAGAATTAGGATTAGTATATGCGTCCCAAGGATTAAAGTCCTCTTGTTTGATACTAATTTGCTCTTTATCTTGTCCTTTATCTCCTGTTAAGTGGTTTCTAACAACGTCAACCAGGTCAGGATTATCCTGAAATAGCTTTGCTACTGGTCTCAATTTGCCTAACTCAGCCTCGGCTTTATCATACATAGACTGGAATTTACGAACCTCATTTGGGTCGTCTGAACTCAAATCCTGTTGAATCTCTGGCTCACTTAAGTTATTATTTTCAGAAGTTTCTGAACCTTCTAAAGTTCTTTCTTGTATTTTTTCTTGCACATCTGCCATTTGTAACTCCTCTCAGATATTCCTAGTTTGTTTCCGAATCACTGGACGGTGCAAATGCACCAATATCAAATGCTTCCAAACTGTTGGACTGTACCTGTTGTTGTTTAAGTTTCTCAGCGTCTACCTTCATTTGTGAATCTATACTCGAACGGCTTGTGTTAAGTTTCGATTTGAACTTCTCAACCTCCACACGTTTTCTATCTGTAACAGACTCTCTTTGAGCAGTTTGTAGGTTTCCACTAAGATTTTTTATCTGGTCTTGTAATTGACTGATAATACTTTGAAGTTTCTGTACTTCTCCTGTACGTTGAAGTACTCCTTCTTTATCGTATATTTCTGTTTTCTTAAGAGCTTCTACCTTGTCTATAAGACCAAGCTGATAAGCTTCCATATACATTTGATATTCAGCATATTTATTTGACGGCATAGTAGAACCAGCTACTATTCTTATATCAAATTGTCCTGATGTAATATCATTTTTAATTGAAATTAATTGTTGACTCTTGTCATCATACAACCTGTTGTTAACAGTAAACTCTGTAACATCATTGTTTGGTTGTACTATTCTAAAACTTTTCTCAAAACTATAGTGGTCTTTTGCTAATTGATATAATACTTTACCTAATTGTTGTAAAGACATTTCTATATCTCTTAGTTTACTAGCACCTCTACCTTCTCCCATTTGTGCAAGTAACATAGTACCACGTACACTATCAGTAGCTCCTGATTTAAAACCTTGTAATAGTTCTGGTACACCAAAATTTAAATCAATGTATCTTTCTACTTGATTAATTAAAGCATAAAACTCACCAGATAAAGGTTGTGGTTGTGCTAAATGTGGTTCACCATAAGTTGGGTCATACTCTATAACTGCATTTGGGTTAGCCCAATCTTTTTCTATTTGAGATAAATCTTCTACACTACCAGTAGGTATCATAAGTTTTAAACCAGCTGCAGTTTGTGCGTGTGCTAAAGCTAAACTAAATAGTTTATTTAAAAGTCTTTGCATATCTTTAACTTTATTTACATCTGATTTAGGGTAAGGTGTATTTGTCCAAATGTTTGGTATAGGTATAATAGGGTATGTATCAGTTTCTAATATAGTTTCATACAATAGTATTTGACCTAAAGAAGCTGTTACTTTAATTCTTGTTTGTGGTATTTCAACATACGTGTATAGATTAGAATTAAATTTATCTTGATTCTCTTGCATAAATGTTGAAAATGTTTCAGCGTTCATCAATACTTCTTTTTCTTCTATAGCATCAGCTACTCTAAAAAATGGTACTTTTACTTTACTGAAACGTTCTAATATTCTATATCTAGTAGTTAATGATATATCATAATTCTTTGAATCTACTTCAGCTGGTGTGAATACTGATGTAGTATTTTGTTGTTGTGAATTAGGAAAGTCATCATAAACATCTTGTTGACTAAAAGTTTCTATCTCACCTAGGTATTGTTCTACATCAGGATAAAGATTTATTAATTGTTCTTCTGTAAGAATAGTAGACATAATAATACTTGCAGCATCTTTAAAATATCTGTCTCTAGAAGCAGGGTCAACATAAACCCTGAAAGGATTTAAATGTGTAAACATTACCTCTCCTCTTCCATAGTCAGCTTCTGGTTCTATGTACGCATAAAAATAACCTAACCCAGTAGTTGCGTAATCGTGTACCGCTTGTTTAAAGTGATGCTGCCCGTCTGATATATCGAATATATATTCTAACAATGTTTTCCAGACAGATGCTAATTTAACGTCTGAATCTTCTCGTGCTGTAATCCCATACTGCACAGGTCTAGATGTCATTAAAGATTTTAACTTATCTATCGCTGCATATATTCTATCTATTGTAAAATCTGCTTGTCCTATTGACTGTAATGTTTCTGACTCTTCTTGAGTAAAATGATTACCAAGAGTAAAATCTATACCTTCTCTAGCACTTATGTCCCAGTCTTTTCTGGCATCAGCATAGTTTCTAAAGATTTCTCTATTAAGTCTTGCTGCTTTATCTTCTTTAATAGCCACTAATTATTTCCTTTTGCTTTTAATTGCTCTTTATATTTCTTCATCATAGCTTTCATTTTTAAATCAGTTTCATTTTTACCGCCAAAAGGTTTAGGTATGTTTGTTTTATTTTGAATATTATATCTATCTATTTTAAAATTTTCTCTATCTAAGTTAAATCTATCTGAAATTTCTCTGCGTTTCTTATCTGCTTTTTCATACATCTTTCTTAGTAGTCTCAATCTATCTTGTTTAGCCATAATATCTCCTAAGTCAAATATGGTTTTAAAAACTCTTTATAAAATTCTTTGTTACGTCCTAAAGGTTTTCTTGTTCCGTTAGTATCTCTATATACTCTTTCGTACTCTTTAAAACCTGGTCTACCTTTATCATCTGCTACAGCACCCTTAACATCTCCTGCTGCTAAACATCTAACAGTAGTTGGAAATTTTCTAAGACTACCTACATTAAAAACATAGTCTGCTAATGCAAACTGTAATCTTAAATCTATTGACTCCCAATCTATATTTTTTTGCTCACAAAATTTTTGAGCACCTCGGTAAGATTTTTCAGCCTCTTCTTCTAGTACAGACTCAACTTCCAGTAGAGAAAATCCTGTCTTCTCTAAAGTGTTTTGTTCTTCAAGAGTTTTTATTTTATATCCATACCCTATAGTTTTTAATCCACCTTCTGGTGAATCGTATGGAAAAAATTTATCTCCTACCTTGTTTGCATAACCTTCTACTCTTTTTAAGTAGCTAATATATTCTGTTATACTATACATAGTCCTGAAAAAGTTAACACCCTTTATTGCCCGAAATCTCATATTTTTAATCCAGTTACCCAATTAATTTGTCTTCTAGCAGATTTTACTAAACTGTCTGGTGCATTTTCATCATATAGTTCCATACTTTTACTTCTTGGTGCTTTAGCAAAGAAGTCTGCATAATATAGTCCGTCAAGTAAATCGTCGTGTCTACCTTTTGGAAATTGAAACAATTCATCTACTATTTCTGTATGTTCTTTTCTTACAAAAAGTTTCTTACTATTTACTATACTACCTAAAGACATTTCTAATCTATCTTCTTTTTTAATA